ATGGAGGAAATAAGAAATGGCAAAAACAGAAGTAAAACGTACAGGATATACAGTCGATACGCCTAAGAATTACCTGGTTGACGCTGGGGCAATTTATAAGAATATCGAATGGGATGCTGCAGGAAAAAAATGGAAAGGTGAACTATTAGGTGCTACTTCAGATGGTAATAAAGTGTCTATTGTAACGACTTACCGAACGATTGAAGTAGATGGCGTGTTCACTCCTGCTAAAGGTCAAAAAATCATTGATAAGGCAGAAGCAACGTTAGAAGTTAACGTTAAAGAGATTACTGCTGAGAATATCCGTTTAGCGTTAAATGGTAAAAAAGAAACTGGTAACGGAACTGATAACCCAGCAGGATGGGATATCGTTCAATTGAAAGACAGACTTGAAGATGGCGATTATATTGACAACATCGCATTAGTAGGTGTGATGTCTGGAAGTAAAAAACCAATCATTGTAGTTCTATACAACGCACTATGCACAAGTGGTTTAGAATTTGATACTAAAGATAATTCTGAAGCTGTAATTACAATGAAATTCGAAGCTCACGCTAACGCTGAAGACGTTGCAAATCGTGTAGCACCAGTTAAAATCTTCTACCCTAACGCATCGGAGGAATAATTTATGGAGTTAAGAGAATTACGTGGAGACGATATGTTTTCAATGCTTTCTATCATTGGGAAGTTAGATATTAAAGATGATCTTGTAGAATTGTTTGAAAAACAACAAGAAAAAGATAGCCATTTATTAGGCCATTTATCTAAGAAACCAACAAAAGCAGAAAAAGAAAAGCAAGAAAAAGCACTAGAAAAACGTGGCATGCAAATGATTGCTGGATTAATTCAAACGATTCTTGCAAACATTAATAAAGCCAAATTAGACATTAACACTTTCCTTGCTGACTTAACGAACACATCAATTCAGGAAATTCAGAAATTAAACTTTGTTGACTATACTCAATTATTAGTTGAATTCTTCAAGAAACCAGAGTTGAAGGATTTTTTAACATCTATCTCCTCAATCTTAGGCTCGGGCAACACGCTTTAAAAGATAAATTATTCAAACGCTACTCAAATCCAACTGCTCTTTTAGCTACTTACAGCATGAAAGAGACGTTGGATTTTTTAGCGTATCTTTTTGAGGTGGAAGCAGAAGAGAAGTTGTGGGAGTTGTGGTTAGCGAAAGATATCGAGCAAGATTTCAACTCTTTCAAACAAGAACGATTGAGTAAGATTAAACCATCTTCGGTTGATGGAAAAACGATGAGTCAAACTGAAGAAGAAAATGCTATTCGTTTAGCAGAACAAATTATGAGTATGGGGGTGAAGGAAGATGGGTGAGATATTTAGACTGTTTGGGACAATCGGAATCCGCGGAAGTGACGCCGAAAAAGAACTGGACGGTGTAGCAAGAAAAGGGGAACAGACCAGCAATAAGTTGTCTAGTTTCTTTAAGAAAACTGCTACGGTCATTGCAGGAGTATTTGCTGCTGGAAAATTAATTGATTTCGGAAAGATGTCAATCGAAGCAGCGGCATCCGCTAAGGCTACTCAGGCACAATTCGAACAAGTATTTTCTGGGATTGTCGACACTGCAGAACAAGCTTTAAACGGCGTAGCTAAAGAAGTCGGAGCGGTCCCAACACGGATTAAACCAGCTTTTAACCAAATCGCAGCATTCGCTAAAGTAGCTGGAATGGATACAACTCAAGCGATGGAATTTACCTCTCGTGCTACAAGAGCAGCGGCTGATACTGCAGCTTTCTACGATAAGTCATTAGAAGAAACGACTGAGACCTTGAAGAGTTACTTAAAAGGTAACTTCCAGGTTGCAGACAATTTAGGAATCTTATCAACTGAGACTACTCGTAACGCAAAAGCAACAGAGTTGTTCGGTAAGGAATATTCGAAATTATCAGGGCTACAACAACAAGAAGTTCTCTTGAGAATGTATGAAGATGCCAACAAAGTATCTGGGGCAATGGGTCAAGCGGCTCGTGAATCAGATGGTTGGGAAAACGTCATGGGTAACTTGAAACAAACGTGGGAAGATTTCAAAGCCACGATTGGTTCAGTTGTTCTAGATAGCCTTGTTGTAGCTATGCAAAACTTAACAGGTTTTGTAGGCGAATTAAAAGACAGATTCTTGCAATTGAAAGATAGTGGCGAGCAGTTTATTAAAGGCGTTGTTGAATCCGACGCGTTTGCTAAAGTTCAGGAAATATTTAGTAAAGTTGTTGAGAATTTGAAACTGGCTTTTGATAATATCGGAGGAGTCATTGGTAACGTATCCGCAATCGTCGGAAGTTTTGTTGATGATTTATCTAAAATTGTAACGGTAGAGGACATCATTAACACTGTTGGTGGAGCGTTCGAAACGTTAAGTGGTTTCATAAGGGATGCAACTGGTTGGGTTAAAGATTTGACTGGATATATCTCTAGTAACCAAACAGCCATGGATTTACTTAAATCTACAGTAGTTGGTATCACAGCCGCATACACTGGTTACAAAGTAGTGATGGGAGTAATCAAAGGCATTGAAGTTGCTCGTAAAACAGTATTAGCAATCACAAACGGATTAATGTTAGCACAGTTTGTCCGCACTAAAGCATTGACTGCTGCAGAAGCGGCAAACGCTGCTGCAACGATGGGTGCAAGTGGAGCGTTTAAAATCTTCAACGCTGTTTTAAATGCCAATAAACTTGCGGTAATTATTACAGCAATAACAGCAATAACAGCAGCCTTGGTTTGGTTCTTCACGCAAACTGAAACAGGTAAACAAATATGGCAAAATTTCATGAACTTCTTAACAGGTTTGTGGAACGGTATTGCAAGTTGGGCTTCTGAAACGTGGCAAGGTGTTGTTGATGCTATCACATCAGTAGTTACTAGTTTAACGGAATTCTTTAGTAATCTATGGACATCTATCACGAATATAACAACACAAGCGTGGAATGCATTCCTTGGAATCATAACACCTATTATTCAACCGATTATTAATATGGTTAAAGCCAATTTCGAATTGATTAAAAACTATATTGATACCGTTTGGAATGCCATCTCAACTGCAGCAGGCGCAGCATGGGAATTAATCAAGAACGTTATTATCGGACCAGTGTTAGTTCTATTACAACTATTAACAGGTAATTTTGAAGGAGTGGCAAGCACTCTTAGTCAAATTTGGACCAATATTTCTACTGCAGCACAAACGATTTGGGAATCATTATGTACGATTGTATCTGCATTTGTAGATACGTTGGTTCAATACGTCGTTAACATATTCACTGGAATGTCTGAAACGTTCGGAACCATTATGCAAGGCATTATGGACGTGGCAGTTTCTATTTGGAGTGCTATCGTCGATTCTATTAGTGGTTTTGTAAGTTCAGCTTACCAATTCGTGGCAGACGGCGTAAGTAACATGTTCAATATCGCATCTCAAATGTTTAGCAGTATCGTATCTGCAGTTGGAGAGTTCTTCGGTCAAATCCCTGGAACGATTAGCGGTATTTGGAACGATGTTATTAGTTTCTTGTCTGGTATTAATCTTTACGACATCGGGATGAATATCATCCAAGGATTAGTAGAAGGTATTGCAGGTATGGCTGGTAGTGTCGTTAGCACTATCCAAAACGTTGTGGGCGGAGCAATTGACTTCGCAAAAGGATTACTTGGAATCCACTCGCCTTCTAGGGTATTTAAAGAAATCGGTAAATTTACTGGCGAAGGTTTAGCTATCGGGATTAACAACGAAGCGGATAACGTTGCAAAAGCTAGTGAAAACATGATAGATGCGGTTATTCCGGATTCTATTCCGCAAATTCCAGTCGACTATTCAGTAAGCTACGGCACATCTTTATCCAATATGCAAGATGCTGCTTCGAAGAATGCAACAGTCCAACCAATTGGGCACGATTCAAAACTCGATGTGGTTATCGAAGTATTACTTAAGATTCTAGAAAAAGACAACAACACTTATCTAGACGGCCGTAAATTAACTGATGTTGTGAATGGATATAACAAAATTAACGATAGAAGAATGATGAGAGCGAGAGGTGAATTAACATGATTTACAACGAACAAGATTTATCGAGTTTAATAATTATCAACAAAGTAGAACGTGCTATGACACCTCTTGCTACCAACGTTGTAAAACAAAAAAGATTTATTAAAAGGGAATACGCAGAAAAAACTATAACGGTGAGAGTCACAATCAAGCACGATGTGTTGCAAACAATTGACGTATTGAACCGTGTTTTCTCTGTACCGAATCAAAAATTGATTTTAAAAGACCAACCTACAAGGTATTATGAGGCTGTTTTGACCGGTGAAATCATCCCTACAAGCTCTGTGCGAGGCGCTGAATTGCAGTTGCAATTTTTAATCCCAAAAGGAGTGTCGTATTCAACCGCAGAGAAGAACGGAACAGTAACCGGTGGAAAGTTGACTGTTGAAAACAACGGAACAGCTCCTACTTATCCTATTTATACGTTTATAGCTAGTTCACCATACAAGATGATTGCACTAGCGCATCCAAATGGGAAAGCGGTCCAGTACGGATATGAGAACGGAGAGGATGTTATCAAGACAGGTGACGTCGTTCGTTTCGAATCAGAAAGCAACACACTTCTTATTAATGGAAAACGGAAATACATTAATCCTGCCAGTCAAGTTTTTGGGATTTTACCAGGAACCACTCAAATAGAGGTTAGCGCTGACGGAAACAAGGCAGTTCCAAGTATTAAATGTATTTATAGGGAGTGTTGGTTATGATTACAGTTACGAATAGACAGTATGATATTGTCTGTCAGTTGAGCTTTGACTTGGCTGACGGACTTTTTGCATACAACGATTGGTTTGAACAGGATTTGGACACTGGTATCGGGACTTATCAATTTACGGTTGATAAAATCGGAGATCCTGAGATTGAGAAAATTAACGTAGGATGTTATTTGATTGTAAAAGACGGCAGCAAGATACGTTCGTTTGAAATCATGCGAATCGAGGAAGATAAAGATTCTAAAACGATTTACGCTGAAGATGCTGGGCTGGACCTGCTAGGTGAGCAAGTGCCACCTTACAAAGCAGACAAAAGCTATCCAATTACTCATTACATCGCAGAGTTTACATTTGACTCGGGATGGGATATCGGAACCAACGAAATTCCTGAAACAACTACTCGTAAACTTGAGTGGGAAGGAACAGATACTGCTACTAAGAGACTTAGACAGTTAGTGAAAAGGTTCGATGCTGAAATAGCTTATGACTTCGAATTTGTTCACGGAAAGATACACCGAAAACTAATTCACATCTATAAAAGGATTGGAGAAGACAAGAAAGTCCGCTTAGAAGTCGGAAGAGAAGTTTCAAACGTTAAAAGAACCATTTCTATTGAAAATCTAGCAACCACGATTGTAGCAACTGGTGCTGATGGTATCACACTAGCTGGAGCTGAATACAACGAAGGAAATATTCGTTCTCCAAAGAATTCAATTTACTTGATTGATTACGATGCGGTAGCAAGATGGAAGCGAGCTGGTTACGCTCCTGCGGGCGGAGGAATTGTTAAACGTTATGAGAGTGAAGCTAAGACTCCTCAAACGTTGATGGCAGAAGCTGTTATCAAGTTGAAACAGTGGAATCATCCAGAAGTGACGTATGATGTATCGATTAGCTTATTACCGGAAGAAATCAATATCGGCGATACAGTAGCCATTGTAGATAACAACTTCGAACCAGCATTGGTTGTAGAAGGACGTGTTTCTAGCATCAAGAAATCCATCGCTACAAAAGAAAGTGGCGAAATTAAAATTACGAATATCGAATCCAGAGAAGATACGATCAGCGAGAAAGTTAGACGTTTAAGTACATTAGTGCAAGAACGTCTTTTTGATTTTACAAGTGTTCCATTTGTAATGACAATCGAGTCAACGGGCGGTGTAGTATTCCAGAATAGCAATATATCTACTACATTAATTGCTAGTGTAAGTAAGATGGATGTTCCAATGAATAACCGCTTTTCTTATCGTTGGAAACGCGTGAGCAAGTATGGCACAGACGATGCAGCATGGAATGAGCAGCATGTAAACGGTAGTAATGAATTACCTGTGACTGTCAGTGATGTTGATAGAGAAGCCACATTTATTTGTGAGGCCATTGAAGCTAATCAAGTCGTTGCGAGTAATTCAATCGTTATCAAAGACTTCATCGTTAATAAGTCAATAGGACCAACTCCACCTACCAATCCAAGCGTTGGAGATTTGTGGACAGATACAAGCGACTCGAGCAAAGATGTTCCAAAAATCTTTACAAACGGGAAATGGCAACCAGTTCTAAATAAAGACGACAAAGAACTAGAACGACTTCAAAAAGAGTTTGAAGAACGTAACAGAGAGCATGCTAACCAATTCGCTCAAGTGATGGAAATTGTCAACAAATCTCAAGTCACAGAAGACACATTCAGAGATTTGACTGGAAAATTCAGCAATCTTGAAGAGTCTTATAAACGAATTCAAGAGACTGCGGAAGAGATTCGAGGACTAGGCCAGAGAACAAAAGCAGTAGAGCTTAATATGGAACAATCAAGCGTTCTATTAAATGCTATCTCAACATATTTCAATGTATCTGAAGACGGCTTGCTTATCGGGAAAAATGGTGAAAAGCTTCAAACACGCTATACAAACGAACGTATGGAATTTATCGATAGCGGACGAGTAGTGGCGTATGTGTCTGGCCAACAAATGAACATCGTCAGCGCGACATTCTGGAATAGCGTCACTATTGCTAATCATATATTTGAACGATTCGACAACGAGTTCACAACTATTTCATACGTGGGAGGTGCTGTAAATGGCTAATTTTTCTAAAACAACTAGCAACGGATATGTGCGTTTAGTCTTCCAAGTGACAGAAGCAAGCACGAGTATTCCTTACAACACTTCAGAAGTGGTTTATCATTTAATGCTTGAACGTGGAAGCACATGGGCATTCGATTTAAACGATGAGAGCCTTGCAGAAGCTGAAATCAACGGGCAAAAAGTTATTAGCAAATACGTTAGCTTCGATTTAAGAGACAAAGAATGGATATCTCTTGGAAAGGGAAGTATAACAATTCCGCATAATGAGGACGGAAGCAAGAGTATTTCAATCCGTGCTAGATTAACGAACGTTTCCAATTTAGGAGATATTGGTTGGTTTAGCGGGACGCTTAATCTCTCTACTATCCCTCGCGCAAGTACAATCCGTTCTGTATCAGCAACTGAATTAGGAAAACTAGTTACAGTGGAAATTGAAAAGAAAGTAAGTGAATTCAGACATAAAGTTCTTTGGAAAGTCAACGACAGCGGATGGAATGATTTAGGGACTGGGCACGATACAAGTGTACAATTTACAATTCCGATTGATTATGCGAATCGAATCACGAATAGTGACACTGGACAATTAGACGTTTGCGTACGAACTTTTCAAGATGACACCCAAATTGGTTACGATGAGTTTAAACGAGGAATTCCGATTAAAGCCCCTGCTTCCATCGTTCCTACTCTTGAAGACGTTACGATTACTGAAAGAACAGCAAAATTAGCAGAATTCATTCCTACAGGCAATTATGTCAAAGGTAAATCTCTAATGAGAGTTGAAGCAATTAATGCAGCTGGCTCTCATGGCTCAACGATCATATCTACTGAGTTAACAGTAGATAATTTAGTTGTACGAGCAGCAACAGGAGACTTTCCAGCCAATAAAGCTGGGAATTTAGAAGTTACGGCTAAAGTCACTGATTCACGAGGAAGAACGGCTACTAAATCGAAGACGATTAAAGTATGGGATTACTACGCTCCTAAAATTATTGCCTTTCTTGCTAACAGAACAGGTAACGGAACTAATAAGACTATCATTGCAACAGTTGCTGCAAACGTGAGTCCATTAGTTATTGATGGGGTAAATAGGAATTCGTACACGCTTAAAATCCAGTACTCAGCTAAGAAGGCAAATCGATGGATTGATGCCGTTAATCTCACGAATGAGACTACAGAAAAAATCAACCGTCAAATCGACTGTGGTGCATTTTACGAACTTTCAAAAGCGTACAATGTTCGGTTAGTGATTCAAGATAAGCTAAGTGATTTAGTAGACTCTGTTCTGGTAGTACGTTCATCAAGAGTACTGTGGGCGTGGGGCGATAATCGTGCTGCTGTAGGAGGATTCCCAGAACTAGACGGGCACTTCGAGTCACATCTTCCAGTTGCATTTCATAGTAGCCTAAATGTTGAAGATGGCATTATGTCTAATGGAAAACCAATCCAGGAATTCGCATTAACGTCAAAAGATGGAAAGTCAAATAAATTTACTGGTGATTTAAACAATCTTAAAACAGCTGGAGGCTATCACGCATTTGGGGTTCAGCATAGTCCATCCGGAACTAATAATTACGGATACGTGAACGTAATAACGCACAGTAGCGATTCGAGCCACTGTGTTCAGTTCTATGTGCCGTTTAATTCAGACCAGTTCTATATGCGTAGATGCGATTCGAATCGTTGGTGTGAATGGATTAGATTGGTTACAACTAGCGCGAATACTGATTGGAAGACTGCTGATTTGCAAAACGGATGGCAGCATCAACCAGAATACGGTTCTGTGCAGTTCTACAGAAGTGTTGATGGGATTGTTCGTTTTAGAGGAGTTGCAAAAGGTGGGAATACAGCAAAAGAAACAGTTGTATTTAAACTACCTGAAGAATTCAGGCCTAAAACGCAAATTTATACGTTTGGCATGAATGATAGTTTCAAACCTGTTGCAATCAGTATTTTAGAACAAGGACATGTTTTAATAAAAGACAACGCTGACGAAAAGTGGCTAGGATTTCACAGTATCAGTTTTAAAATTTAAAAACTAAAAATCAAGAAAAGAGGAATAAAAATGGTTAAAAAAATCAACGAAAATTTAATGGACTCATTACGCTTGGTAAGCATCGATTTCGTGGTTATCCACAACGATGCTGGAAGTATGACGCCTGAGCAGTACGTTGAGTGGTTACGAAACCGAGATAAAGCACTAGGGATTGCGCACTATTATTGCAACAGAAACACAATCGCACGAGTGGTTGATACATTTAATATGGGCTATCATACCGGCGACTGGTGGAGTAATTGCCGCTCGATTGGATACGAAGTGTGCGAAAGTATGAAGGTGAGCGATGAAGAATTCCTACAAAATGAAGACATGACGTTGATGCAAGCTACTGAAGACTTAATCTATTATGGATTGCCAATCAACATGCAAACAGTAAGACTTCATCATGAATTTGTACCAACGACATGCCCACATCGTAGTATGGAATTGCACGGGAATTCAACGGAAAGCGTGAAAGAATACTTTGTTAATCGTATGCGATACTTCGCTACATTAGGCAATACAGTTGATGAAATGCTAGGGCAAGTATCGGAAAATCCAACAGTTCAAGAAACGGTTAAGGAAGAAAGAACAGCTCAAAAATCTAGCGGTAAGTCAGTAGACGAAGTGGCGCAAGAAGTTTTACAAGGATTGTGGGGCAACGGTCAAGAACGCTATGACAACCTAACAAACGCTGGATATAATGCACAAGAGGTACAAGATAAAGTCAACAGTATCTTAAACGGCGAAACACCTAGCAATAGCGCTAGTTCAGACCTTGACAGCGTTGCACAAGAAGTCCTTCAAGGAATGTGGGGAAATGGTCAAGAGCGATTCGATAACTTAACAAGTGCTGGCTACGACGCGCAAGCGGTGCAAGATAGAGTTAACGCTCTTTTAAGTGGAGAGTACACACAAAGTAATTACACTAATCTTGATGACGTAGCAAACGAGGTTATCCAAGGTTTGTGGGGTAATGGGCAAGAACGTTTCGAAAACCTAACAAACGCTGGTTACGACGCTCAAGCGGTTCAAAATCGTGTGAATGAATTACTTTCTTAAAAAGGAGATTGACTATATATGGAATTAGAACAAATTAAAAACAGAATTACTGCATTAGAAACGAAAGTGACTACTAAGCAAGCAGATATTAATCGCATGAATGAAGAGAAAGCGCAATACGAACAGAAAATTCAAAATCTTTCAGAAGATATTCAACGTTTAGAGCAAGATAACGCGAACAAGCGAGATGAAATTAAAAAATATAAAACAGTTGTAGAAATCATGGAGTTGTAGTAGATGATAGATGTAGAATTTAACGTATTGACCATGCATTTGCAAGGCTTAATGCGCAGTCCGTATATTCAAATTTTGTTTTGGTTAATTTGCTTTGATGTAGTTTCTGGCTACATCAAGGCTTTTAAATTGAAAAAATTTGACAGTAAAACGAGCACGAATGGACTGCTCAGACATTTTCTTGTCATATCAGTAGTCATGATAGTTGCCCTATATGCTAGAGCTCTCAATCATAGAGAGCTAGGAATAACCACATGTCTATTTTTCATTATGAGCTATGTGGGGTCGTTGATGGAGAATTGGGAAGCGTTGGGCTTACCATTCCCCGAAGCATTGAGACCGTACATCAACCAAATGCGAAAAAATCAAGATAAGAAATTCCAAAAAATAATCGAAATTGAAATCGAAAAGAAAGAGGATGAATAAAAATGGAACAATTACAAGCAACAATCATCAATGGGATCGTGAGCGTGTTAGTCGTATTAGTAGGACTAGCATTCACAGGGCTGAAAGGATTCATCCAAACAAAGGCTAGTGAATTGAAAGCCAAAACGGATGCTAAAAACTATGAATTGGCTAAGTCTATTGCGAACACGGTAGTTAGTGCAACTGAACAGATTTTTAAGGATGTATCCAATGCAAGTGCTGATAAATTCGAGCAAGCTAGTAAAGCATTTACGGATGAGTTAGCTAAAAATGGTATTGTGTTAGACGATGAGTCTAAACGCATGCTTATTGAATCTGTCGTGAATGGATTTAACGAATTGAAGAAGATTGAAGGTTAAGATTACGGATCGTAGAGGGCTCGTTGCGAGTCCTCTTTTTATTTTAAAAAGGAGGGCGTATGGATAAAATAATCGAAAAACATTTAAGTATTACGTCAGCTAATCGATGCATTGAAAAATTAAATCATGAAATTTATAGCCACGATAAAGGGACAGCGGTGTTCAAATTCACTACAGAAGGGCTAACTGCTTCTAAAGTTCTTTGCTTGTTTTACTTCAAGGAAACCAAACGTTATAGAACTGTGGAAGCCACAATCGAGGGAAACATTATTACGGTTCCGTTCGATAGTACATCAATCATTGCTGATGAATCCGTGATTGGCTATATCTACTTTGAGAAAGTAGAACAATCTACCGACGTTTATGCATTCGCATTTAATGTATGGCTCAGTGCTATTGACAAAGCTAGAAAAACACCGTTAGTCGAACGGACATCAGGACGTATCGTTGACGTTGAAAATATCGTTACTAAACAAGAAATAGATGAACTCTTTGCAAAAATCAAAGAACAAGGTGGAACGTATGACGATAGCAATCTACGTACTGAAATCGGGCGAATTTCAACCGAAATTGAAAGTCTAAAGGCAAAGACTGATAAAGATACCGTCTATGATGACAGTGCCTTGAAACAACGTATAACAGCGCTAGAATCAAAGCCAAATATTGACACAAGTAACCTTGCTACGAAAGATGAATTAAGAAACATCTCGTTAACGCCTGGTCCGAAAGGAGATAAGGGCGAAACTGGTGAGCGTGGACCTATCGGACCTAAAGGAGATGCTGGAGAACGTGGACCGCAAGGTGA